CAATCCAGAGGTGCTGACTGGCCTGGCCGAGGTGGCTCGCCAGATCATGCACCCGATGTCTCTGCCAGGTCAGGGCAACGTGAATCCGCAGCAAACCGTGGACGCGGAGATCGAGGAGATCGAGAAGTTCATGCGCGAGGATCGCCAGGCCTACATCAAGGATGAAGCAATGCAGGCTCGACTGCGCCAGCTCTACGACATTCGAGCGAAACATCAAGCGGCATAGGAGGGCCGGAGATGTCAGGGATCAAGAAGAAAATACAAACCATTGCCGCCGGCTCAATGAAGTACACCGGCATCGACTGGAGGAAGCGCCAGGGCTCGAACAAGGGCGGCCAGGGAAGCTCGTCGCCGCGGGGTCGCGGCGGTGTCGCCAGCAGCCGGATGAGCCAGAATCGTACCGGCGGTCGATCCATGACGTCGCCAGGCCCAGGTCCGGTAAGGACGCCGCTATCAATGTGAGGTGAGCCATGAGTGGACTCGTAAAGGAAGATTGGAAGCTGCCGCTTGGCATGATGCTTCATCGCAAAATCGGTAAGAAAGTCACCGACCCAGGTGATGGCGGCCAGCAAAAAGGTGCGCCTGGCTTCACCACTTTCCAGAAGCCAAGCCAGGGCGTAAAGAGTCCCCTCGGTGGCTGAGATGGCGCCGCAAAAATCCTACGCCGGAAACAAGAAGGCGAAGATGAACCTGGGCGGCGTCCGGTATTCGCCGTTTACCGAGGACGGCAAGCGCAAGAGCAAGAAAACCAAGCCGAAAGGGAAGCGCAGTGGGTAGTCTGTTTGGCAAAAAACCGAAAGGCCCTGAAGGGCCGAAGGGCGCGGCTGCCTGGTACGCGCGGGCCCAGGAGCAGCAGCAATCCTGGGCTTCCAACCCCCTGGATCCGAGGCCTTCCAGGGTAGCCGGGGCCATCCCCAGGACAGTGTTCAGTGCCTTTTCGCAAGGTAGGTAGGAACAAATACAAGATCCCATATAGGCTTGACACCGTGCCATATTACGTCTAATTTTCGAGCTACCACGACCAGGTGGGACAACCCGGCTGTAAATCTTTACACCGGCCCCTGCCGCCCCCCGGCCCCTGCCGGCAGACGTATGGCCCCCTTCCTGGGACAACCCATGCCGAGCCAATACGCAGGCTAACCCGACGAGTGGAAACGGACATTTCACTTTTTGGAGGATGCCTCAATGGCTGAAACAGCTTTTCAAATTCAATATCGGCAGGAATTCATTGCCGGGTTTGAACAGCTCCAGTCGCTGCTGCGCTCCTACGTCACGACCGAGGCCGTCATCAAGGGTAACCAGGCGACGTTCCTCATTGCAGACTCAGGCAACGCGAGCGCCAAAACTCGCGGCGTCAACGGTCTGATCCCGGCTCGAGGTGACAACCTCAGCCAGCCGGTCGCGACGTTGGTAGAGTGGCACGATCTGGTGCGTAAAACCGACTTCAACATCTTTGCCTCGCAGGGCAACCAGCGGGCGATCATGCAGATGACCTCTATGGGCGTCATCAACCGCAAGATCGACCAGGACATCATCACGGAGCTGAACACCGGAACGGTGAACACTGGCGCCGCGGCGGTAGCCTCGACTGGCCTGACCCTTCGCGCAAAGACGATTCTGGGCAACAACGAGGTGCCCTGGGACTCCAACATCTGCATGTTGGTTACGCCGGCCTACGAGGCGTACATGATGCAGGAAGTTGAGTTCGCATCTCGGGACTACATCGACGGTGGTCCGACCCGTAATGCCGACCCGGCCTGGCGCGATCGCCCGATCTCGTACTTCTGGCTTGGCATGAACTGGATCGTTCATCCACGACTTCCTGGCGCGGGCACGAACGCCGAGAAGTGCTTTTGCTTCCATAAGTCTGCAATAGGCCATGCCTACAACGCAGACAACATCGAAGCTCGTGCGGGGTATGACGAGGAGCAGGACTATTCGTGGTCGCGCTGCTCGGTATACATGGGCTCAGTGCTATTGCAGAACAGCGGTGTGGTTGTCATCAACCATGACGGTTCGGCTCTGGCAGCGGCATAAGGAGATAGGAAATGGCATACGCAACTACTAATCCTCCTCAAGTCGCAGTACCTTCTGTTGGCGGTCAGGGTCCGACGATCTGGACCTATACGTCTGCTGACGCAAGGGCCACCGTCAATGGCGCCGACTACTTCAGTAACGGTGACGATCTGGGTATGAAGGTCGGTGATCTGGTTGTCGTTTACGACACCGGAACGCCGCTCACTTCGCTTCATTTCGTTGCGGCCGTTACCGCAGGTGGCGCCGCTGATGTGAACGACATCCCGCTCGTCTAATAGACGCGGCAGGATTACTGCGCGACAATGCGGGGGCCGTCAGGATTGGCGGCTCCCGTTTTTCATTTAGGAGACAGAGAAATGCCCACAGCTCAAAAGAAGAAGGCAGTCGAGAAGCCCCAGGAAGCGGAAAAGAAAGCACTGGTAGACCAGGCCCCGCCGGCGAAGTCGGCAGCCCTGACAATGCCCAGGTTCGGCCTGGCCGAGGAGTCCAGGAACATCTGGTACGCGACCGTGGAACACGGAACCCTCCCTGTCCATGTTCTCGAGGAGTCATTCTGGTCGCACGTTGCCAGGCTGCTTCAGCCAGGTGACGAGATTATCGTCATGTCCGACAACATGGCATGGCGTAAAGATGTCCAGGTCATAGCCTGCGGATCCATCTGGGCCCAGGTGGTGGAATTGCAGCATTACGACCTGACGCCAGCGAAGCCGCACGACAAGATCCCATCGAAATACAAGGTCGAATTCGCCGGCGCCCACCACAAGTGGCGCGTCTTGCGTGAGGGTGAGCCCCTGAAGGATGGCTTCGCTTCCGAGAAACTTGCAGCCCAGTGGGCAGCTCAGCACGAGGCGGCTGTGAACCGATAGCCGATCAAGGACTGAACACAAGGGCAGGGATGCCCTGGCCTGGAGAGACTGATGCCAACGAAACTGACGATTTACAACGGCGCTCTGAACATCATTGGCGAGCGCAAGCTGACCAGTCTCACCGAGGACCGGGAATCCCGGTACAAGCTCGATGATGTCTGGGACAACGATCTGATAGATCGAGTGTTGCAGATGGGGCAGTGGAATTTCGCTGCCAGGTCGATCGAACTGGAGGCGTCACCTTCCGTGACGCCTTCTTTCGGCCACCAGTTCGGATTCGACAAGCCCCTGGATTTCATTCGCACCATGGGGGTGTGCCAGGATGAGTATTTCAAGATCCCTCTGACTCAGTATTCTGACGAGTCGCAATGGTGGTTCGCTGACACGGAGACGATCTACGTCCAGTACGTCTCGAATGACTCGCAATATGGTGGTGATCTGACCCTCTGGCCATTCAACTTCACCGAGATGGTTGAGCACTACATGGCCTACAAGGTTTCACCCAGGCTTATCGGCCTGGACCTGAACTCCGACGCGCTCCTGGCCAAGTGGAAGATCACGCTCCGTGAGGCCAAGTCCGTCGATGCCATGGAGTCGCCGGCCAGTTTCCTGCCGACTGGCTCCTGGGCAAATTCACGCCGCGGCTATCGCAGCGGTGAACGAGGCAAACGGAACAAGCTGATCGGATAATGAAGCGACTCAAGCAGCTACTGGCGTTCAACCGAGGCGTCGTATCGAAGATCGGCCTGGCCCGCATCGACATCGACCGGATGCAGATGTCCTGCGAGCAGATGCTCAACTGGATCCCCAGGGTCCTGGGCTCGATGATGCTCCGTCCTGGCCTGGGATTCCTTGGCAACCCGCAGAACAACGGCTTCTGCCGTAACGTGCCGTTCGTGTTCTCAGCAGATGACACGGCCCTGGTTGAGATGACGACCGCCACCATGCGCGTTCGCATTGACGACCAGCTCGTATTCCGGCCGACGCATACGTCACAGTCCTCGCTCGGGAATCCGACATTCGATGTCGGCCTCAGCCCCTGGGTCGATGACTCAGACGTTGGCGGCATCGTCTCGGCAATCAGCCTGGGGTGGGTCAGACTGTCTGGAGATGGCACCAATTTCGGTCGCATCTACCAGAGTTTCCCAGTCAGCGGCGTGTTTGATGAGGACGTCGAGCACGGCTTCCGAATCAATATCACGCATGGATCTGTCCTGGTGAAGATCGGCATGTCACCGGGGGGCGACGACCTGTTCGAGGAGCAGCGCCTGGGGCGCGGAGTACACTCGATCGCTGTCACCCCGCCGGCAGGCAACCTGTATGTCACGATCGCTAACGAAACGATCTACTTTGCGCAGGTCGAGGAGT